CTGGGCGACCTTGCCCAGTTCTCTGCCCTCCCGCCTGAACTCCAGGCTCGTATCAACTTCCCTGCCCTGGCCGCATTCGTTGGCGCAGGACGTGGAGTTGACATGAAGAAGTTCCTCATCTCGGAAGAAGAATTCCAAGCCAAGATGCAGCAACAACAGCAAGCCCGTGTGGCTGAAGCAACCCAAACCGCAGCAGGTGAGGCAGGTGCCCAAGCCGCTGCACAACAAGGATCAATGCAATGAGTGACGCAGTTAACGCCCCCGCCGCCCCGGCTCCTGCCTCGGCAACTAACGCACCGGCACCCGCCGCCGCACCCGCATCGCCAGCCCCCGCCCCTGCGGCTCCGCTGAACATCGATGCGCCTGCCGCCCCGGCAACTCCCCCGGTTGCGCCTCCTGCCGCTAGCCCTAGTCCGGCTCCTGCGGCGGGGGCACCTGCTCCCATTGAGTACGAACCTACCGGCGATCCTGCCTTTGACCTGTTCCTCGGATTTGTCGGGAATCAGGGCTACGGCCCGGATAGCGCAGCGATCAAGGCTGCCGAGGCTGGTGACTTCTCCCTGCTCAAGGCTGAGCTTGCCCTGAAGGGTGACAAGGCCCAAGGCTGGGAACAGCTTGTTGCGCTCGGAGAGAAGACTTACTCTGTCAAGCTGGCTGAAACCAAGGCTAAGGCTGAGGCGGACGCCAAGCTGGTCGCTGAGTCTGTCGGCGGTGCTGAGAAGTGGGCAGAGATTCAAGCATGGGCTGTTGCTAACGCTGAGCCTGCCGAACGCGCTGCGGTCAACGCTGCTCTGTCTGCCGGCGGTATCGCTGCCAAGGCGATGGCTCTGTACCTGGGCCAACTGTACGCAGGAACCAATCCTCCGAAGCAAGGCGCTAATGCCCTGCCTAATGGTGGAACTCCTGGCTCTGCGGCCAGTGACGCGCTGAGTCCTCAGCAGTACGCCAAGGAAGTGCAGGCCCTCTACGCCAAGAACCGGGGCCGCATTGATGGCACCCCTGAGTATGCGGCGCTTCGTGCCCGTGCTGCTCGCTACCGTGGCTAATACACGGAGCATTGTGCAAGAACTCAACATCCAGGTGATGTTGGGAAACCCTAACGTCACCTAAGAGAGGAAGCCTAATGGCTCTCGAAAGCACTACCAATATCACCCGCCCCGGTCAGGATGGCGGGACTGGCGCCATTGACGCTCTGCACATTGCAGAGTACACCGGCGTCGTCCACGAGACTATCGCTCGTAAGTCGGTCCTCGAACCGTGGATCCCTACCCGCTCGGTCAAGGGCACGTCGGTCATCCAATCGTACGCGGTTGGTGAGTCGGACCTTCAGAAGGTTACCCCGGGCGTGACGCCTGACGGTACGATCAACAAGTTCGGTAAGTCCACGCTGACTATCGACACGCTGATCCTGGCCCGTTCGTTCTTCCCGCTGCTGGAACAGTGGCAAGTCTCGTACGATGCGCGTAAGCACGTCGGTGTCGAGCACGGCAAGAAGCACGCCAAGTTCAAGGACCAAGCATTCTTCATCCAAGCGGTCAAGGCTGGTCTTCTGACCTCGTCTAAGTACGCTGGTGTGGACGGCGAAGGTCACGGCGGTGGCAACCAAGTCACGATGAACTCGCTGTCTGACGCTAGCGATCCGGCTCGCCTGTACAGCTACCTCGTGGACCTGTTCGTCAAGTTCGAGAAGCGTGACATCGATCCGCGTACCGATGACCTGATGGTTGTGGTTCGCCCGGACGAGTACGCTATCCTTGAGCAGAACGAAATGCTGATCGACTCCGAGCTGAAGACCAGCGAAGGCAACTCGATCATGGCTCGCGTCCTCAAGGCTCGCGGCGTCCCGGTTGTGTCGAGCAACAACGCCCCGTTCCTGAGCACTGTCTCGGGTCACCTGCTGTCGAATACCGGCAACGGCAACGCCTATGACGGCGACTTCTCGAAGGTCGTGGCCGCCGTGTTCTCGCCGCAAGCTCTGCTGGCTGGTGAGACTATCCCGATGACGACCAACGTCTTCTGGGATCCGAAGATGCTCCAATGGTGTGTCGATGCGTACTGCTCGTTCGGTGTCACTCCCGACCGTGGCGACTACGCTGGCGTGCTGCTCGCGCCCTAATTTGAGCTAACCCTACCCCTGTCCTGCCTAACCGCAGGCAGGGGTTTTTTCGTCTAAGGACTTTAAGACATGCTGAAACTTACCGTGGTCAACAGGATGCTAGCCACGCTGGGCCAAGCCCCTTTGAACTCGCTGTCTTCTAACAGCCGCTGGTTGGGTGCATGTCTTAGCGCCCTCGATCAAGCGGATGCTGAAGGACAGTCTCGCGGATGGTGGTTCAATGAAGAGAAGATTACTCTTCAACCTAGTGCCGTTGACTCTCGCATCTACCTCCCTGGCGATACGTCGTCTGTTACCCCGCACGATCTAATCGACCGTGGTGTGGTCCAGCGTGGAGACAAACTCTACGACCTGGCTAACGGGACTGACCTGTTCACCAAAGAAGTAACCGTTACCCTTCGCCGTCGTATCCCGTTCGAGCAACTGCCTGAGCAGGCTGCGGACTGGATTGCCGCTGAGGCCATCTACTGGTTCCAGTCTACGTATGACGGAGACGAAGGCAAGACTCGTCGGCTTGATGCTATGCGCCAGATGACGTACCGTACTTTCAAGAACGAAGACACCAACCAACGCAAGGCTAACCTTGTGGATAGCAACCAACAGGTTCAGCTTATCCGCAGCTTCAGCCGGCGCCAAGGCTATAGGATTCCTACCCGATGAAAGTAGCTAACTCCTACGCTTCTCTGGTCCGTGGTGTATCTCAACAGAACCCACAAGACCGACTGCCTGGGCAGCATACGGAACAGGTCAACATGATCCCTGATCCTGTAGCCGGCCTAGCCCGTCGTCATGGTACTCGGTGGCTGGCGGAACAACCGCTTGCCTACGGGTACAGCGATATGGTTGCAGACTCAGCCTCATGGCGCACGTTCATTTACACGGACGCCGGTAAAGAGTACGCACTGTTGTACCGTACCTCTACTGGTACAACGGCGATGCCATTGCTGGCATACAACCTGACGGATAACCAGTGGCTCAATGTTGTCGCTGATCCTGATGATGACGCCGTTGCTAGTAGACTATTCTATGGTGTCTCTGCAATTACGAGTGCTGGCAAGTACGCAATGATCGCGAGCAAAGCTCAACCTGTCACTGCTACTACCTCAGACAAGTGGGGAGCGGATGCTAACCAAAGCCAGGCTGTTGTCTGGGTGAGGGGTGGCGCGTACTCTCGTAAGTTCCGTGTTACTGCAAAGCGCAAGAGCGATGGCAGCACGGTAGAGTTTGAACACACTACCCCTGCCTCCGCGTATCAGGGGACACTCAACACTTCCGGTATCCCGCTGTACATTCCAGACCCGGCTGGTGGGGCGGCGACAGACACAGAGTCTGTGTGGATTAACGCTGATGGTTCGGCTGCCCTTTCCTGGGGAGGCTGGGCACCGGGGTCACTGACGGTTAAACGGGCGGGCATTGCTATCACTAACGTGTGGCCAGCTACCCCTTCCGGGGCGTTCGAGTATTCATGGAACTCTGGCGCTGCTGCACCGACTCTCTACTTCGACCCGAGTAGAGCAGGAGAAGTTAACTACTCGGTTACCTACTCCCACATTAAGACGGCTGCTAATCCCAACTACTCTAACCAAGTAGCCGCAGCGACCAATGCGTATAATAGCGCAGTGACTAACTGGATTGGTAATGCCAGCGCAGCGATCCAGCCATCAGCTATTGCTGAGAGCCTGAAGACCGCTGCTGTTACTGCTGGTCTGACTGCAACTCGGGTTGATGCTGCCCTTGTCATTGATGATGTTGTTGACCTCACGGTTACGGACAACGGTGACAACTCCCTTATTAAAGGGACGGGGGCTAAGGTTGACATCAACACCAACCTGACAGCTTACCACATCCCAGGTAAGATTGTCAAAGTGCAGAGCCGGGCAACCGATGATGCACTGTACTTCAAGGCTGTAGCAAAAGATCCGCTGGTCACGACGCTGACTAATGTGACGTGGGAAGAGTGCGCTGGTGTAGAGTACACGCTTGACCTGGGTATTATCTTGGGCCGGGCGGAAGGTACTAACTACTATCTCGCCACTAGTGCTGCCTTCATGAACGCCCTCACTGGTGAGGATAATGCACCGACTTACGCCGTCAATCCTTGCGGGGACACTGACAGCGTGCCTATGCCACATATGGTGGATAGGATTATCACGGTACTGTCTGTCTTTCAAGATAGGCTGATCGTAGGTAGTGCGGGTGTTATCCGAGTTAGCAAGAGTGGTGATTACTTCAACTTCTTCCGCAGCAGCCTGCTGACTGTGTTGGCTGAGGATGCCTTCGAGGTTTCCTCTCGTGGCCGAGAAGACGATGAGCTTCGCTATCCAGTCCTGTATGACCGTGACCTTGTGATCTTCGCCCGGGATGCACAGTACGCTATCAGCGGACGCACTCCGCTTGCGGCCACTGGCGCCAACCTAGCTGTAATCTCAAGTCACAAGGGTGCTGCTGTTGTGCCGCCTGTCGCAGCGGGTAGCTTTGTGTTCTATGCGAAGCAGGGTGAAGAGTCGTTCTCGATCCATCAGCTTCAGCCTGGGCAGGTTGCTGAGAGCCCTGAGGCTTACCTTGTCTCTGCCCAGCTTGACCGATACCTGAAGGCCAACGTCATCGAGCTTCTCCAGATTGCCAAGCCGGCGATGCTGCTGGCCCGCAGCACTGGCTCCCGCAACTCGGTCTATGCGTTCAACTACATTGACTCTGCTGGCCAGGGCCGTGTGCAGGATGCTTGGCACCGATGGGACTACAGGTTCCCAGTGGTAGGGATGGCAACGTCTAAGGATGGTGTGGTCCTGTTCTCGCTGGTCAACAACGAGAGCGGCGTGTTCATTGTGGCTGACCTTCAGCCGCTGACCGCTGGGCTCAGCACTGACCCGTACCTGGACAGCCGGCGCAACTACAGTAGCCTGACTTCTGGAACTAGCCTGACTCCCACTACCAGTAATCCGTATGCCCGTGTAGCGTTCAACGACGATACCGAGTGGCGGTTCATTGGTGGGGCTATCACTGAGGCAGACAACATCATTACCCAGTTCCCTGAAGCATCCGTGCTTAAGGCTGGCTATCTGATCGAGGCCAGCGTTACGCTGACCAACCCGTTCGTCAAGGATAGGAACGACAAGTCTATCACTAGCGGTGTGCTTACCATCACGGTAATCAATCTCACCCTACGCGATAGTGGCGGATGCATTAGCACCATCGAGGTTCCTGGACAAGACAACGTGATTGATAGGTTCAACGGACGCACCCTAGGCAACCTGGACAACCTTGTTGGCATTGAGCCTATTACCACTGGACAGGTCAGCATTCCGATCCTTCAGGACACGAGAGACTACAATCTGACCATCGCATCCCGCGACTGGTTCCCGTTTACCATCACGTCAATTGACTGGGTGGGACAATTCTTTAACTCGACGCGGCGCGTCTAAGGAGCACCTATGTGGTGGATGCTAGCCGCCCAAGCGGTTAAGGGCGGTCTTGACGCAAGGGCTAATAGTAAGCTCAATGCGATCAATGATAAGAACCAAGCCTTCTTTATACAGGCTAACCGGACTAAGTCGGCTGCGTCCAACATCGCATCATCGGCCCAGGGAAACCTGGCCCGGTGGGCGCAGTCCGTCAACAATCAACGTGTACTAGAAGCAGGAGCTAAGAATCTTGAAGTCAATACTATCAACTTTGGTCGGCAGATGGATGCGGCCCTATCATCAGGATTCTCAACTAGTGTTGGTGCAGCAGAGGTTGCAGGCCGTTCGGCAGTTGCCTCCGCCTTCGCGGGAATCTCTGGAGACGTTGTAGATGCAGTGAACCTGAGCACCCGCATTCGTGACCGCATGGTACGAGAGCAGACTCAGGCTAACTACAAGATGGCGGAGTGGGATTACCGGCAGAAGCAAGCTACTATCGCTACGCAGACCATCCGCAGTATGGACAGTTCATACATTCTGGACAACCTCGACTTCACTCAAGGTTACGAGCAGAAACAATGGTCGCCTAGCCTAGCGCAAGGTGCATTTGTTGGGGCTTCCCCTTACATCGCAGATGCTCTCAAGAACTGGGGCGGAAGCAAATCAAAGCCAGACAATGGTAAAGAGACTCGTTACGAGTACCCGTCTAGTTCGCCAAGCAACGCTGATCTAGAAGCACAATACAACTTTGGATAACACATGGCCCAAGAACTCAATACGGTTGGCGCCCCCACTGAGGGACTGGGCCAAACCGTTACCTTTCAGTTTAACCCGCAGCAGACTCCGCAACTCCAACTCCCTACTCAGGCGCAAGG